AGCGGTTCCTCTGCCAAAGCAGCGAAGGAAGAAGTTGGAGCCATCCGTTCTGTCTCAGACGCCTGGGCTGCCGCCAAAAAGCAGTACGGCGTCTCCAACTAACAAGGAGTAACTACAATGGCTGGAAACGCTTCATTCGACGCGCTTCTCTCAACGACTCTTGCGAACTACCGCAAGCAGTTGACCGACAACGTGTTCACGGCTCGTCCGCTGACCTACTTCCTCATGGATAAGGGTCGCATCCGCATGCTGGATGGCGGTACGAAGATTGTTGAGCCGCTCATCTACGGTCAGAACTCGACCGTCGCCTCCTACTCGGGCTACGACACCCTGTCGTTGACCGCCCAGGAAGGCATCACCGCCGCTGAGTACGATTGGAAGCAGTACGCTGTGTCCATCGCCATCTCGGGAATTGAAGAGGCGAAGAACAACGGCGAAGCCGCTGTCCTCAACCTGCTCGAAGCCAAGGTCATGCAGGCCGAGGAGTCGATGCGTGAAGGCTTCAACCAGATGTTTTTCAGCAATGGCACCGGCAACTCGGGCAAGAACTGGAACGGCCTCGGCAACCTCGTGTCGTCGGTCGGAACCGTTGGTGGCATCAACCGCGCCACCTCGGGCAACGAGTTCTGGCGCTCGTACGTGAACGCCAACGCTGGCGCTCTCACGCTCGGCAAGATGACCACGGCGTACAACACCACCTCGGTTGGCAACGACCACCCCGACATGGTGCTGACCACCCAGACCCTGTTCGAGAAGTATGAGTCGCTCCTGCAGCCGCAGTTGCGCTACACCGACACCAAGACCGCAGACGCTGGCTTCCAGAACCTGCTGTTCAAGGCTGCTCCCGTGGCGTATGACGTGCACTGCCCCGCTGGCTACATGTACTTCCTCAACAGCAAGTACCTCACCCTGGTGGGTCACTCGGGCAAGTGGTTCTCGAACACGGACTTCGTCCGTCCCGAGAACATGGACGCCCGCTACGCGCTCATCATGTGCTACGGCAACTTGACGGTCCGCAACGCCGCCAAGCAGGGTGTCATCACCGACGCTACCGCCTGATAGCCCGCCCATTACAGGGCACAAACAGGAGGGGGTGGTCTGCCGTAGGGCGGCGGGCCACCCCTTCTTTGAGAAAGGAACAATATGCCCCCCTCACCCAAGCCCAGCCCCAAGAAGCGCCCCAGCCGTAGCAGCACCGCTGATACGATGAATACCCGCATCGCAGGGAGAAAACTCAAGGCAGTCGGAGATTATTACACCGCCCAGGATGTTTCCACATCTGGTCGAGCAGGAATCCGGACGCGCAAGGCCGTTGCTGCCAAGCGAGTTGGGCAGTTGAATCGCGCTGCGGCCAAGAAGATTGGCTCCGAAGGGCCCAAGGCACCCAAGCCGCGCAACGCCCAGCGCAATAAGTACGCTCGCTGAGTAACGCTCCAGCCTTTTAGTGATGGCTGGAACACCTGTTTACTCTTACCACGGCACACCGGCAACGGTCGGGTCGCGCCCCTACGCTACGGCTGATGCTCGGCCTGCCCCCGCTGGTGGCATGCCATACATCGGTCACACGCGCTGTATTGCCAACAACGAAACCTGCGATGGGCCAAGGGCAAAGGGAACCGAATACTGCATCGGCCATCTGCGCAGCATGGCCAAGGAGCAACTGAATGAACCTGAGTGACATTCGGTCCAAGGTCCGAACCATCACAGACATGGACACCACGGACCTGCCCAATGACCTGCTAGACATGTATGCCAAGGACGGCTACGAGCGCATGATTGCGCTCGAACGCCGCTGGCCGTTTTTCCAGAAGTCATACTCGCTGTCCACCGTCGCTGACCAGAGAGAGTACCTCATCTCGTCCATTGGGACTGGAGATGCGCTGGAAATTACTTCGGTTGTCGACACTACCAATGGTGGGCAGCGATTGACCTTGATTGCCCATGAGGATGCCGAGGCCGTGTGGAACGGTTCGTCCGACCTGACTGGTCGGCCCCTGCACTTCTCCATCTGGGAAAGTCGGATTCATCTGTGGCCCAAGCCCAACGCCGTGTATGCGCTGTCGCTGCGCGGCTATCGCAAGCCAGTTGACTGGACGGCCAATACGTCGACAGCGGTTGACGCTGACGACCGTTTGCACCAGGCAATTGTTTACTATGTTGTTGCCCAGGTCTACCAACTTCAGGAGGATGTTGAACTCGCTACGTTCTATCGCAACTCTTTTGATGAAGCCGTTCGCCTTGTGGCTAGCGACATTATGCGTCCTTCTTCTCATCGCCCGCTGATTCTCAGCGGCTCTCGATTCCACGAGACGCAAGATGGCTGGCAGTACCCCGTCTATTACTGATGATTCAAACAATCGCTGTCAATGACTTCACTGGTGGGTTGAACTACCGAGCCGACGCATTCCAGTTGGCCAACAATGAATCGCCAGACATGCAGAATGTCGACGTTGACCCGCGCGGCGGATTCTCCTCGCGTGGCGGAATCATTGATTATTCGACAGCGGCGGTTGGTGGTGCAACCGCTGGTGCGTTTACGCCCAGGCGGTTGTTCGGATGGGACGGCGCATACAAGCACCTGATGATTGCAGCCAACGACAAAGTATTCTGGACGGCAGACGGTATAATTTCGTCTTCCATCAGCAACACCGACAACCCGTACGGCGCATCGTTCGCACCATGGGCAGTTGGCTCGAGTTCGCTGGTCTATATTGCGTGTGGTCACAGCAATGTTGGCAAGAAGTGGAGTGGAACTACAACCACAAGCCTGACCGCAAGCGCTACTGGCGCTTGGCAGGATTCGTACGCATCGCCAACTGGAACGCACATGCCCAAGGCGAATCTCGTCGCAACACACCTCGACAGGCTGTGGGTCGCTGATACCAACGAGAACAGCACGTCCTACCCGAACAGAATCCGATTTTCACATCCAGGATTTGCTGAGTCTTGGCGCGAACTGGATTACATCGACGTGACTGGTGGTGGCTCTGGCATTACCGCCATCATTCCATTTGGCGACCAATTGCTTATCTTCAAGAAGCGTGCTGTCTACGCACTCATGGGGTACGACGAAGAGACATTCCAGTTGGTGCCATTGACAACGGAGATTGGTGCGGTCAATGCCCAATGTGTCGCCGTCACGGAACAAGGCGTGTTCTTCTTCTCGTGGCCCGATGGGCTGTTTGTTTACAACGGAACCGCTTTTACTGATTTGTTTGTTCCACTTCGCCCGCTCCTCCAGACGGGCGAAATCACCGAAACTTCGATGGGTGGAGTTTATGTTTCTTGGGTTGGCCGGCGCATCTTTGTATCCCTACCTCTGGGCGTGGACCCTCAAGATATTGAAACATACAACCAGTCCACAATTACCTACGACAACGCGGACACGAAGTACGGCGGCAACACGAGAGCCACGACACCAACCGCTTCGTTTGTATGGGACCAGACCATTCGTGAGGGCGGAGCCTGGACGAAGTATGTAACTGGGGATGGCTACGGATTGGGACCTGGCATTGATTTTATTCAATCCACGGGTAGACGAGTGCCTGTATTCGCCCACGTTTATCAACCGGCAATTATTGAAATCAATAAGCAGGATATTCACACCGATACTATTCGTGGGACCGAGCACACATTCGACGCTTACTATTACACGCGGTGGCAGGATGCCGACGCATCGTCGGCCAAGAAGTTCTGGCGACGACCAGAGATGGTCGTTCGCCAACTCGGACACAACACCACTATTGATGTCGAGGTTTACCACAACTGGAATCGCGCGACGACAGATAGGTCATTCTCGGTGGCGCTAGATGCCCGCGAGATTGGTGGCGGCTACGAGTCGTGGGTATCCCCCGACCTTGGTTCGGACTTGGCCAAGGGAAATAATCTTGGTCTGGCTAACAGCGTGCAGTTGAAGATTTCTACCAATGGTTCAAACCCCTGGGGAATAAACTCCATCTCGTTCAAGTTCAATCCTCGTCGGGTCAGGGCATAATGCCTCGCAAACTATTCACCGCACCGACAGCGCAGTTTTTGACCGGGGAAAATGCCCGCCCATTGCGGTGGATTCTCGGGGCACTTAACGAGTACTTCAAGACTCACATCGGTTTCTGGGGCCGTTATACGGGAACGACAGACGCAAATGGGCGTCTGGTCATTACCCATAATTGCGGGTTTGAACCCGAGGCCGTCACCGTCACGGAGCACTATGTGGACTCCGCCCCCCACGATATGGGGCCATTCCACCTCCACAGTTTTGACGCTACGACTATTGACATTCATTTTTTGACCAAGTCAGGGCAGGACAGGACCAACCACAATGTTGAGGTTTGCGTTCATTTCGTGCCCTTTACCTCGTGAAACGATAAAGGGTATTAGTGATGGCTGCATATACGGACCTAGGACTATGGTGGAGTGGACAGCAGCGCCCCGCTGCCCAGAAGCGGGACGCCACGCTGGCCATGAACTCCTATGCCCGCTTCCTTTCCCAGCAAAGGGGTAACCGCCAGGCAATGGACATTGACGTGGCGGGAACCAAAGGTCTGGGCAAACTGGGCGCTTCATATGCTCAGCGCGGTTTGACCTCGTCTGGAATCCGTGAGCGTGGACTTGGCGAGTATGGCGCTGGATGGCAGCGACAGAAGCAGGATGTCCTGACTGAGATGGGTCAGAAGTTGCAGGAGTTGAATCTGCAGGACGCGGCCGCCGTAGCGGAATATGACGCATTAATGCAGGAGATTAACCGCGAAAAGGAACGTCGAATTATTGAAGCGGCAGCGGCCCTGAGTGGCTTTGGCCCGTTCTTGGGGAGTTGATTATGGCAGTTCGTAGAACCGGAAGTGCAGATGCAATGGAAGGAAGTGCACTGGCGCGTCAGCAAATTGCCGCTGGGCGCACTATTTCGCAACCTTGGGGCGAACAGCGTTCTGCCATCACTGGCACTGGCGCTGGCAGTCGGGGTCAAAGCCAATTGCCATTGACCCAATATGAACGCACAATGGAGGCAATTAGAAACGTGCCCGCTTCATTCTGGATGGGCGGCCAAACATCGGGTACTCCATCCGGTCAGGGTGGAGGCCAGACATCAGGTGGAGGCACGACGACAGGCGGGGGCAGTGCACCAGAAATCAGAGTTCCGCAACCAACGGCACCAGCAGCGCAGTCTTCCAATGTGGACACATTGAGCAAGATGTATGCCGATGCCCTTGCCGAACTCCAGCGCCAGTACGGCGTGTCGCAGGAAAATATCAATGCGGCTATTGGCCGCATGGAAGCCGACCCGTACAACCGAGCCAATGCTTACGCCAATCTACAGATTGCTGCCCCCCGTGTCGCCGCAGACCCTCTTGCTGAGTACATGGCTGCCGCCGGTCTGTCCGGTGGCCAGTCGGCTGCAGCCCAACAGTTGTCGCAGGCCGAAGCCGACGCCTACCAGCAGGCGGTCAGAAATATGGCCAATATTATGACCACCTCGCAGGAGCAGGCAAACCTGTCGAGGTTGGCCGACATTGGGTTGATTCGCACAGGCGCTCAGCAAGACCTGGAACAGAACTTGAACATGCTTCGCCTTGGCTTGGAGAAGGAGCGTATTGGTGCTGTAACTGGATTGCAGCAACAGAATCTCCAGAATCAGTTGAATATGCGCAACAATATCGCTAGTCAAATTTCTAATATCTTTAGCGGACAGAATGTTGCGCCAGAATCAATTCTTAAATTGATTGAGGCAGCGCTGGCGAAGACAAATACGAATCGTTGGGCGACGGCATGACACCCGAAGAAGAGGCAATGCTTGCGTACATGATGGGCTACGGTACCTACGGCCTGCCATTAATGCCAAGCGCGGCATCGCAATTGAATCTCGTGCAGGATGCTGGCATGATGACGTTTGACCCCGTCTTCATGTACAACTCAGGTTTGATTACGCCCGACATGCTGTTGATGCAGATTCGCAATGCCACGCATGAACCGGTTGGCGATGCGAATGAATACGATTATGAGTCAATGCTCAATCGCGCGTCAGCCGCTGGTGAACAGGAATTGCTCCAGGGCATGAGCGACATTATGAATGGCGTCAACACCGCCAGCGGTTATGTCCGTAGGCTGAAGGCAAAACTACTGGACGCCGACCCCGAGACATCCTCTGCCCGCATGTCGTTGTACGACAGCATGCAGAGTGAACTCGAGAAGTTTGAGAAGGTGTGGAGCAACTACCAGATTGTCGAAGAGAAGCGGCAAACTGGAGAATACTTTATTGACGAGTCAACTGGGATGCTGATGAAGCCTCTCCTTGGCGAAAAGGCCAGAGAGAATCTTCGTGCTATGGGATGGAAGGGTCCGTTGTCGGAACCTGAGTTCTGGCGAACCATTCCAGATATGGCGACCGTGGACCAGGCGGCGAAACTGCAGGAGCAGTTGCGCCCGCAGATGGAAGCGTATGAGCGCGACCAGGAGATTGTTGAATCAGGCTGGAAGACCCGCGGCTGGAAGGATATCGAAGACGCGTACCAGCGCGCCCTCACCCAGTTCAGCATGCCACAGACGACGCGTCAACTTGGTTACGAAGAACTTGGAACCATCAATGGATTCAATGTAATTCTTCGCCAGGAAGAGGGAAAGACAAAGGCGTATAGGTACGACTCAAACGGCAAACTCAAGGCCATTTCTCAACCGTTGAGTGATACAGAAATATCTCAATTGCGCAATGAATCCGCTGACAGAAAATACAATCCCGGAAAATACCGCCAGGAAATCAAACTTCCCAATAGCGGAAAAATTGTGTATGAAGCGGGCAAGTCTTATCTCGAAACTACCGCACCTGGCGGCAGGCCCACAACAAGAACTGAAGTCAAATCTTCGACAAAGCAACCGACGCAGGAGCAGAAGTCGCAGGACTACTGGGCCAGGCAGGCTGCTTATTACACAGCCAAGGGTATGGGCGAAGAGCGCCAGAGGAAGAAGGAAGTTGCCGCAAATGCTGAAGCGCAAGTTGCGGCCAAAATGTTAGAAGCCCAACAGAGGGGAACAGTCCCTGCTTTGCAGTGGTTGCAGCGTATGCCGCAGTTGGCGGCACTCGCTGCCATGCCGGCTCCTGAAAAGCCAAAAGCAACTCGTCCAGCACCGCGAGTTCTTTCGGACCAAGAGATTGACACAATGGCCAACATGATTGCTGGAGGAATGCAGTAGTGGCGACTTGGGAGGAAATCCTAAACGCAAATCCCAGGACTACGGCGACAGGAGGGCAGAGGACTACACCCGCTGTTGTTCGTCGCAGTGATGTCATGCGGCTACCACCTCCGACGAAGACGGAGAGTTGGTCGCTTGGTGCTGACAAGCCCAAGAGCAAGGAAGCCGGTGGACTCATGGGTGTCCTCCAGGACATTCTTGAGAGTCCTGTCGGCAAGGTGGTTGGCAAGGCTGGAGAGATTATCTCCTTGCCCGGTCGCGTTATTCCTTCTGTTGCTCAGGAAATTGCTGATGCACTCGACAGTGACCCAAACACCAATGCTTCGTGGAATGACCTTGGCAAGCAAATAACTGACCCGACATTTGGATGGGGAACAGTATTCGGTGATGTGTTCTCGGATGACAGTTTCTGGGGTAGGTGGGGCAACAGAGCGCTAGGTTTTGTTGGTGACATTGTCACCGACCCCCTGACGTACGTTACATTTGGTGGCAGTCGAGCGCTCCGTATTGGCAGTGAAGTCGCTGGCGAAACTGCCGAACAGTTGTCGAAGCGTGCTGCACGCATTGGATTTAATCCAGTTACTGGGCGTTCGGGACGTGAGGCTCTTGCCGTTCGCGTTCTCGAAAAGACTGGTGATGCGGACCTCGCAAAGAGGGCGTACCGCTATGGTCGTTCAGCATTGGCGGACCAGAAAGATGAAGTGTTCGAGACGCTTGGAATGGACCGAGCCGGCGTCTACTTCATGGGTCGTCGCGTTGGATTCACAAGAACTGGCCAGGCCCTTGAAGGCTCGCTTGCTTCTATGCGCACGTGGTCTGGCGACCACTTGTTCAAGCGTGCAGCAGATGTATTTACGCCCGACGATGTTGCGGATGCTAGAAAGGCTCTGGCTCGTGGCACGGCACCGACTGAACGCGCTGCAAAATATCTACACATGGTTGTATCGGACAACACCAGACGCAAGGCCGTTGGCGCAGCATCGCGCAAGGCTTCTGCCCTTGTTGACGGACTCATCAAGGAAGTCGGTGAAAAGGATTTCAGGGCGGCAACGCCCAATGTGCGGAAGATTCTTGAAGGAGAACTTCCGTTTGTCGACCCCGTGACAGGTCTTGCGACGACAGTTGAACAGCGCGTTGCCGGCAAGTTGCGCGATTGGTTTGATGTGCTTTGGAATGATATTGATACTGCGGCCAAGGCCGTTGACCCGGCTTACGAAGCCAGCAGGGTCAAGAACTATTTCCCTCACATGATGACGGACGATGCTCTGTTCTATGTGACGAGCAAGAACACAAAGAACACATCGGCATTGAGGGAGATTCTGTTCAACCCCCTCGATAATGCTGGTTCGTTCAAGCACAGAATGACACTCGACGATGAGTTCTTCGGGGTTCCCCTCAAGGATATTGATGGGCCAATTACCGTCGACAGGCTGAATAAGATTGCCAACGATGCTGGTTTCAAGGGTGAGTTCTTTGAAACAAACGCAGCAACGGTCATGCAGAAGTATGTTGGTTCGTACGCAGAGCAGATGGGCTTGATTGCGCGAAAGCAGTATCTGGTCGAGAAGGGCGTTTTCCAGCCCCTGTCCGATGTACTCAAGAAGTCAGACCCACAGGTATTGAAGGACGCCAAGAAGGCGCTGAAGTTGGCTACCGAACGCCGCACTGCCGCAATTTCTTCTGCGGCAAGCAAAGCCCGTGAGGCTTTGTCTGCCGTGAACAAGCAGGCTTTGACTGCTGCTGGAATCTACGACGCGGGCATCCTCCTTGATGATGCTATTGCGGACATGCTCGAACACAGCAATCGTTTGTCTGCCTTGTATGAAGAAGTGCCCGATGTAATTCGTTCCCTTGAATCCGATTACGAGGCTGTCGTCGCTCGCCTTGAATTTGCACGCGCCGCACTCACCGAGCCGCAGGCTCGGCTCGAAGATGTCCAGCGTGCGCTTGTGCGCGCAGAGGCCGATGCCCAGCGTCTATTCAACATTGAAGAGGAGATTGGCAAAGTCGGGGCATTCATTCAGGAAAACCTCGACAAGATTATGAACGAGGGTTCATTCTCTGGTAGCGACGCAATTACCAATCTTGCTAGGGAATTGAAGGAAGCGGTATCGACCGGCGTACCCGTCGATGTTGAGGGTAAGCGAGTCGAGGCGCTTATTGCCGCCTCCAAAGAATCATGGTGGAAGGTAGCAAACCCCGACAACAGCATTACTGTCGATTCGCTCAAGAATATGAGCGAGAAGCGGGTTGCCGAAATAGTTGAATCATCAATCCGTGGCAATGCCACAGTTGGGGAGATGCGTCAGGCATTGCTGTGGGTTGCTTCCGCCAACCCTCGCCTGCGTACATCTCAGCCCGAAATGTGGGAGTCGCTGTTTGGACCCAACGGCGTAATGAGAAAAGCCGCAGACGCAGACAGAATCCATAGGAGTCTCAACGAAAGCCGATTCAAGGGTCGTCGTGCGGCGACAATTGCGGCACGACGCTCTAATTTGATTTCAGCGGAGCGTTCGCTTGCCGTTGGCATCAGAGAGTATGTTGCTTCTCGCAGGCTTGCCAACGAATTCCTGAACGCCGATACCGTCATGGGGCGCGCAATTGCTGACGCAAAGATTGCTCAGCCTATGGACAGATTGGCCGAACTGCTGGTTCGGCCCGAGTACATGGCAGTACGCCACTACTTCGATGGACTTCTTGGTCTCGCTGAAGATGCGGGATTCCAGGGAGTGCCCAGGGAATTGGATGTCGACGACATCATGAAGATTCTCAAGGGCATCGGTTCGAACTTTGAAAACTCCAAGTCAATTACCGTCACGGTTGGATACGACACGACTGGCAAGATTGGCTCGAAGGCCATTGAGAAGTCGCTCACTATTGACATGTCGAACATGGTCGATGATGTTGAATGGCTGATTCGCTATGGTGACAACGACGATGTTGATTCATATATCGAAGGAATTACCAGGGGGACAATCACCGACAGCATCACCGTGCCGACGCAGAAGTCACGCGGTGCTCGGCGTGGTGGGAAGATTGTTGACATCGGTAAGGAAAAGCGCCCGGTTGATGCGGGCAAGGGAGCGCGTGACCGGCTGCAGGCCAGGATTCTGGGCTTTGAAGATAGTGCGGAGTTCCGTGAAGAACTTGCTGAAAAGGCTTTGCGCGAAGGCGATGCGCTTGGGTCGGCGATTCAGAGCGTAAAAGCAATTGGTAATTATTTTGATGCCAATGCAATCAAGAAATCTCTTGTTGAAGTAGTGAAGCGCGAGGCCAGGGAGAATTCTCTTCGTGGCCAGTTGCAAGCACTCGATGCAGAAATCGCACGCGAATTCCCGGACATCCCCGTTCAGTACTTTGGTACTGAAATAAACAAGCGTGGCAAATTGATTGGGGGTGTCCGAGACGTAGCGGATGTTGTCCGCTCCGACTCGTCCGACCAATTGCAAGACCTGTTGACAAAGTTGTGGTTTGTTGCTGATGTTGAAAAGCGCATTGCCGCAACTGTCGATGTATATGCATCGGCCAATATGGTGCCGGGTCTTGGTGTTGTCCAAGAAATTTACAATCGCGTTGCTCGTGATTTCCTGGACCGCATTGGTTCCGTATCCGAAAGCCAGGCCAATGCCTGGAGCGCTCTCAGGGATATTCAGTACAAGATTCTCAACGGCGAATACGACAGCCCGGCTAAGGCATACGAGGCAATTGAAGAAGCAATTAAGACTCCAGCCATTTCCCGTGCTGTTGCAAAGGCGCGAGGCAATGCTGATGCGCCTAGACTTCTTCGCAAGTTGAATCAGTTTGGTGGACTCAGAAGTAGTACCGTAGAGTTCAAGGAACTCAAAGCGACTAATCTCGATGTCGCCCAGTCGATGCGCAAAGAAATGATAGAGGAATTGCGCGATTGGTACCAGGCTGTATTTCCTGGAGCAAAGCGCAATACTGGGCTTCCTATAATCAAGGAACAACTAGAAATTATTGTCAAGTCCGAGCCTGGTGTCAAGCGCAAGATTGGCAATAAGTGGGTTACGGTCGAGCGCTATGGACCAAATGCTTCGATGGAAGAACTGTCGTCGTGGTTGGCTGAAACAATCAAGTCAGTCGGGGGTGACAACAGGTCAACGCGTCGTAATGTTTTGTGGCTCCAGCGTGCGGCAGACCCGTTTATTGACCCATACGACAAGGCGGTGTTCGGCTCTCGTCAGTGGAACGTAAATGTTCCATCTTCACTTGGAGCATCGCTGCGAGCAACAGCCGCCCAACTTGAAGAAGCAGTTGCTGCCGTAAGACTTGCCGACGAAGCAAGTGCTGCGGCCAAGCAGGCTCTCGAAAAGCAGCAGACCGAATTGTCGGAGTTGGAGTTGCTTGCGGAAACACTCGGCATCCCTGCTGGCCAAAGGCCGCGGATGCCGCTGACAAAAGCACAACGCGAAGGGATGACGCAAGAAGACTTGTCAAAGGTGCGCGATGTTGTGCGCAGCATTTTTGAAATCAAGAACTCTCCAGATTATTTGGCGGCGGTTGAGCGTCGTGGATTGAACGATGTAATCATGATGCTCGCTGACGTAGCCAGCGAGGGTGGGGTAAAGATTCCTCTGGTCAGAACTCATGTGACCAAGGCTCGTGAATTATTCGACACGGGTATTGAAATCTTTATTAGGCGAGATGAGAACAGCAAGTGGGTTCCGGTCACTTCGCGTGGTCAGATTACTGATGATGTAAAGCCAGGTAATGTGGGCCAGAAGTATTGGTCGCTTGCTCGCGGAACAACTAAACGTGACGGCGGGCAGTTTGTGCCAGACGCCGCCAAGAATGTCCGCAACAAAAAGACTATTGAGAAGTTCTACAAGCGCATCGATGAACTCGATGCGATGCGCACGAGCAGAAAGATTTCGGAGAAGAAGTATCAAGCCGAAATCAATAAGATATACGACGACCTGGATAGATTGGGACGTAATACCGAATCGGTAAGTCAGACCGAAAACATCGTCCCAATTCTGAGCGAAGGAAAGGAAGAACTACGGAAGTACGTTCGTTCTCTTGAGAATCAACGCACCAAGTTGGTTATTGAAAAAAACAATATTCAGGGTGGCGTTGGCAGTATCACGGACGAGACAGCCGCTAAGTTGCGGGCCGCCAAGCAGGTTGAGATTGATGAACTAAGCAAGAGTATTGAAGAAGCGAATGTCAAACTGTCTAGACGTATTGACGCATCGCGCTTTGTCCAGCGCGATGGTAGTGATATTCAGTTCAGCGCAGAGGAAATTGAATCATTGTTCCTTACCGCTGGTGACACCGCTGGCGTAGAGAGACTGGCAGCCGAAGGCCGTCGAGTCGATACCTACTTGCTTGAACTTGAATACAACAGAACAAACGGCCGCATTGGCAATGCCGTCAAGAAGTTGTTGCGCGAGCAGCAGATGTCAGATGAAACACGCGCTCTGTTGGAGCGCTGGCTCTCGCGTCCTTCGACAACCTACGGAGACAGGCCGTTGGAGTTCGTGAGTGCCGCCGGTTCGAAGGTCAGTTTCTTCGAGGCAATAGTCAAGCCGACAATTGATGCGGAGATTAAGCGCCTAACGGAATATCGCAACCGTATTCAGATGTTGATTCGTGCTTCGCAGCCCGATGTGCAACGCTCGGCCCTAATGAAGGCGCACTTCATCAACCAGGGATTGAAGAATGGTGATTTCACCATTGACGAATTGACTGGTGGTATTTCCAGGTTGCCCCGCAATTCATCGCCGTGGCAGACCACGGCTCGTAGAGGTCACCTCGAAAGGGTGTGGAGCCAGTCGGTGGACAAGAAGGTTCTCGACAAGGTCGATGAACTCGAGCGCACGGCACAGGCTGCGAAGTATCGTGAAATCGTGAAGTCAAAGGAGGCGGCTGCCGACCTTGCCGCTCGTATGCGCGAACAGGCAGACAAACTGGATACTGATGCACGCGGCAAACTTGGTGTTGCCGAAGGCATTGCTACCAAGATGGTTCAAACGATGGAGCAGATGACTTCTCGTCTTGGTGATGACATTGAGTACGATGTCATGGCTCGCTACGACCAACTTGTGAACCCAATCCAGGGAAGCCGCTCGAAGCGGCTGAAACCAACTGAGGCAATAGAAAAAATTCGTGACGAGATTCTGGAACTGCGTCCGATTGAGAAGGGGCCGGTTGGTCCATCGGGCACAATGCTTGTTCGTGGTGCTGATGATGCGGCCAATGCCGCTGAAATCAAGAGACTTGCAGACCAGGCGATTTACTACTCCAAGGAACTCGAACCCAACTTCGATATGGCGACTGGCCGCATGACACTGGGTCTTGAGGTTAGTTTGCGCAAGCGGGCTGTCGCCGCAATTGCCGACCAGAAGGAAGACCTCGCTGGAGAACTCGAGAAGACCAAGAAGGCTTGGGCCAAAGAGCAGAAGGCTCTCGCTAAGCCATTGAAGTCGGCGGCCAAGGATGCTCAGAAGCGTTTGGTGAAAGCCGGCAAGACGCAGGTTGATGCAATGGCCAAGTTCGATAGTGCTGAATTGTTTGCGATGAGCGCGGCTGAGTACGCCGAAACAATTATCCCCAAGTTGCACGCCAACCGTGAGCGGTTGGCTACTCTCATGGGAGACATTGAGAAATTCCTGAAGCGTACTGACAACGACATGGCGTTTGTTGGTGATGTGCTCGCATGGTTGGACGAGGCCGATTCAATCATCGATGACCTGCTACCCCAGAGCAGCGCCGACCAGATTGACATTATGACCAGGCTTCGCACCGACCTGGCTAATCTCGAATATGAGTTTATGTCGTCGACAAACCAGGAACAGTTCCTTCAGAAGTTCAACGCTGGTCTCGCAGATGGTACTGTCGGTCAACGAATTGTCAAGGAGGTCGACAAGGCCAAGGGATTTGTTAGCCTGCAAGCATACGGCATGCCCTCATACCAGGCGGAGAAGTGGCTAAGCGACATGTATGTAAACATGTCGCGTCTCCAGGTTCCCGAATTTGCCAGGGCACTCAGCAAGTTCCTCAGCAAGTACACCGGATTCTTTAAGGCATACGCAGTATCGACGCCTGGATTCGTTGTTCGAAACAGCATGGGCAATACATTCATGTGCATTGCTGGTGGTGCTGATATCGGAAACATGACCGAGGGACTACGCCTGTACAGGGCTTGGCGTGGAGCGGTCAAGACTGGCGACGAAGCGGGATGGCTTGCCAAGCAAGACCCGCGCGTGACTACCGCTATCGCAGCAATGGACGCATCAGGATACGGTCGCGCTACGGAAGCGTTGAGGATGTTTAATCCCAAGCGCAAGTGGCTGGTTGACAATGGATACGTCAATGCTTTCCGAAAGGCCAATGAAGTATCGGAAGGTTCGGCTCGCTTTATGCTCGCCTGGGACACCGTTGTGAAGGGCGGAGACTTCAACGATGCGACAGCCAGGGTCAAGCGATTCTTGTTTGACTACAGCACGACGACACCGGCGGACACGGTGATGCGTCAGTTCGTCCCATTCTGGTTCTGGATGTCGCGCAACCTGCCAATGCAGATTGTGAACCAGTACGAGAATCCTCGTGCTTACCTCATGTACCAGAGAGTGACGAACTCAATTCGTGCCGAAGAAGACGAGGGCGAAGTCGTGCCCAAGTGGTTGCGCGAATCGGGTGGCGTGAAGATTGCCGATGGCCTGTACGTAAACCCCGACTTCGGATTCAATAAACTGAATCAGCAATTGTCCGAACTGGCCGACCCAATGCGGCTGACCTCTTATGTCAACCCTGGTCTTCGCGTGCCGCTCGAAGCAGTCTTCGCAAAGCGCAAAATGTACACCGACACGCAGTTCAGCGAAAAGGCGCAGGAAGTTACGGGTGGTGCGTTTTCCCCGGCAGTATCCGCTTTGGCGGTTCTGTTGGGCCAGTCAAAGGAATTGCCAGACGGCAGCATGGGCACGACCGACAGATTCAACTACGCAATGAACAACCTCGTTCCGCCGTTGGCGCAACTCAGTCGTTTGTCTGGCGAAGATGATTACAACAAGGAGCGTCGTCGCAGTAACTGGGCAAGTTACTTCGGCATCCCCGTGCGCGAGGTCACTGATTCGATGATTGAAGCAGAGTTGCGTCGCAGAAAGCGAGAAGGTGAGTAATGTTCGGTAAGAAGAACCGCAAGTACACGGGCTTTGATGGCAACGCCAAGGGGCGTCGACAGGGGACGAGCAAACTGATTCAGTGGATTATGTTCCTGAACGCTGGCAAGTTCCGCAATCTTGGCTCATGGAATGTGCGTGACATGCGGGGCAAGGAAGGGAAGCCCAGCGTCCACGGAACGGGGCGGGCTTTCGACATTGGGTTCAAGAACTACGAGGACGCTTGTGGCCTCATGGATTTCTTGGTGCGCCACAACGAGGCGCTAGGCATTGAGTACATTGCCGACTATTACCCCGGCCCGTTTGGCCGGGGCTGGCGTTGCGACCGAAACGACTGGTCTATCTACAAGAAGAAGACGATGGCTGGTGCGCCGGGTGGCAAGTGGATTCATGTGGAGATTTCTCCCGAGGTGGCAGACGACGCAGGCTACTTCGATGCCGTGTTCGAGTGCCTGCTGTCGCCGGCCAAGGGGCAGTTGCCTTACTGACCATCATTCATCGCAATGGTCAAAGACCTTGCGAGAATGTGAATCAACCCCATTAGTTCGAGGAGCGACGACATGCTCCCATTGCATGCGTCTTCGTACATTTCCATGAATTCGACTGCGCCTGGATGCGACACCATGAGGCTCACCTCATAGAAGGTGTCGGCGTCACGCACAATCTTCTCGGCTCGAGCCTGTAGGTCGGCTATGTCGTTGGGGTCAATTCCCTCGAAGTCGCTCACTGCTTTGCCTTCGCCACTTCGACGTGAACTCTACCCACGGTGACAATTGCGTCTTCAATATTTCGTCGCCATGCTTTGGGCAGTCCGTCGACTTCCATTTGTCGGTGGATTTTCTTGAGCAGTTTTGTAAGTTCCGCATAGTCAGCCTTTGTCATCTGTCTGCTCCGCCTCGGCACCGGACATCTCGGCATGAATCTTTGCTGCAGCAGTAGAAATGATTTCCGATGCTTCGCTGTCCTTGCTAATCAAATAAATCCACGTCGCCAAAGCAAGAGCGGCAATGTGCGTGAGGGTGATGTCGATTACATCAAGCGTGGGTTCTTCATTCATCTTTCAACTCCAGTTCGAAAGTGTCCATTGCCAGCATCTCCGAGATGACAGCATAACCGACGAGGTCCATCCATGTGTCGAGTAGTGACTCGTTCTGTGGCGTAGCCCCGTTATTCAATAGCGTATCCAGCCGTGCCAGTTTGTCACACAGACGAATGGCAATGCCAACATGACCGAACTCCATGATGTTCGAGTGTCCATAGTCTCGTTGCTTGCGGACAAGCAACTCGACCATACCCTCTTTGCTCCACTGCTTGAGTGACTTGAGTTGGCCGATGGCATGGTGCGCGACATCGATAATGTCGAGCCGAGGAATTTCTTTCTGCTCACGCACCGACTTGGCGATTGTCTTTCGGTATGCGTTGAGGTGTTGGAGGTTGGCGCGTTCCGGTCCGCACAACGAATGCCACTCGTCGACGATTGCTTCGGCTGCGTCTTCCCAGTAATCAAACATCTTGTACCTCAGATTGATTGAGTGGTCGATTGATAACTTGCGCTGTAGTTCTGCCATGGCCTTGCGAGCCAATCGCCAGGCGTGTGGCTTGGACACACCGATGCGCTTGCCCAGTGTACTATACGAAATGCCTTCGTAGAACACGGCCTCGACACACATGCGAGAGGTTTCGTCGAGCGATTCGACCGCCTCCTGTACAGCGAGAATGTGCTGGCGGTTGCCGTCCGTAATGTGGTCGCCCCATTGGAGCAGCCACTCCCCTTCGGTCTGTGGCTTTGCGGGTACGAGGTCAGGATTCAGCGGCATCGTCGTAGTCCGGATTGATGAGCAAGTCGGTGACTTGCTCTGGCATCAGAAGATAGCCACGAGCCACGTTATCACCACGGGAACCGAACACTCGCAGTTCCATGTTGTCGGCGTGGATGGCGATGTATCGCTTGATGCGAGCGACAGACACAACCGTGAACGCTCCGTCGAGATTGTACTGGTACACCCACCACTTGGCTTCCGTGACCATGACACCCGAGGGTTTCCAGCCACGGCCACGGGGGTTCTGTTCAACTTCGAGAACCATGCGTCCGTTGCGGTAGCGGTCCGTCTTGACTTCGAGATGACCCGACGAGATGTCGTCGAGGAATCTTTCGACCAGCGCCTCGCCCACCTTGCCATACTCAAGGTCTGCCTTCCAGTTCGGTGCGGGAATGTCGTATGCATTCATGCTTTAATTCCCGTCACCTTGACTACCTGGCTGTCATCTCTCCACGCCACGCCGTTGAGCGCATCAAGGATTGTCTTGATGTAGTTGTCGATGTCACCACGCAACTTGCTCTTCGTCTCAAGGTCAACCCTTTCGACGATGACCGCCGTGCCCTCGGTGTCAACGACAATGTGGACAGCAACTTCTCCTTCAAACATGGGGCCATCCCATGCCTCAGCAATTGCCCGCTCTGCGTTGAGCGTCTCCTTGGGGGTGTAGGCAATCACTCGACCGCCACGCTGTACGACGCGTGGTCGGTCCTTGGCTTTGGGCTTGCCCTCTATGAAGATTGAATGGGACCGTATGCTCGAACCAGCAACTTCTCCAGTTCTTGCACGCCCGACTGCCCTCTTACCAGGTACTTTCCCCATCGTAAATCAGCATCCTCCAGTATTCGCAGCGCATCGGCTGGGTTTAGGTTTGACTTCTTGCATTCGTAAGCAAGGTGTGTGAGAGTGGTTGACCTGTCCCGACCAGCCAGCGGGCCATCACGAAAGATGGCCCGACCAACGGTGGTCAGTTGTGAAATACTAGACCACAGGTCGGGGTTGGGTGCACCATATTCAACGACTTGCTGTTTGGGTGGCGTGTACATGTTAGCCACCGCTGTGATGATGTCGCTCGGTACACGGCGACTCATGGCGTTGTAGAGGAATGAATCCAGGGGGATTGGGTTCCCCTCTTTGTCGACCATGACTCGCTGGCCCGAGCCAACCTTGGGGTACGGGAGACGGACATAGTTGCCGACCTGGCCGATGGCCAGTGTCTCCTGCTTGGGGTTGACTTCCTTCGGGTTGAGTTCAGTCACGACATGTGCGGCGAGGAACATGCGCCGCATGGTTCGAGCATCGATGAGTTCATCGGTGAACACCCAGACATGATAACCGCGCCGCGTCTGTTCGACCCACGACACGATGCCCACTTCGTTGAACGCATCATGAAGTAGCCATGCGTCCTGTGGCCCATCGTAGTCAATGTCGGTACAGCCCCAGACGCACATGGTCTTGCCATCTTTGGTGACGCACGGGTACACGCCGATGTGCGGACCATCGTTCAGGTGCTCACGGAAGTGCTGGCGCGTGAGTGGCTCACGAACACAGCCGCCTTCCCACGACCCGTAGCAGTCACCTCGACCCCTGAACAGGGTGACGAAGTCGTCTACGAGTTGCTCAGAAATCACCACGCACCTCTCTCAGAAACTGCGAGGGCAGTTCGCCATCACGCAGTGGAGTCAGCCTACCAGTTCCCTGTTCAATCTCGAAGTCGATGTCATCGAGCAGGGTGCCAGCGGGTCGCTTGTTCTTCACGAGGTTGAGCGTGAGCGTGTGGGCATGGATGCGCGCGTCATAGCGGAGGGCATCGAGTTGTTCCATCATGCGCTCGGAGACACTGGACTTATCCAACTTGGCTTCGAGTTCACGAATCTGGGATTCGATTTCGAATCGCTTGCGACGGACACCGATGATGTGTGTGGCCTGTTGCTCGCCACCGAACGAACCAGATGAGATGGTCATGCGTCGACCATCGGCTCCGGACGAACGAGATGTCTGATGGAGAACAAGCAAGGGGACATCGTGTCGTCGGCCCCACGCCTTCAGCGTGTTGGCCTTGGACGGGACATCTTCGCCTCCCCCTTGGAGCAGTTCGAGGTAGTCGAACACAACGAGGTCGGGCTTGTTCCCCCACACATCGCACACCTCGCCCATTGCCTTTTCCATGTCCGACAGCGACATCGGTTGGTCAAAGACAGCGAGGTTGGGGAAGTAGTCGGTTGCGGTCTGGCGCAACAGGTCGATGGCGTTGTTGTCGTCCTGTGCCACAGCACGCTCAAGGTCGTAGGCATTCACGCCGTGGACAACGCAGGCCAACTTGATGAGAACAAGAGTGCGTGGTTCGTCTGGGACGAAGTACACAATGTTCTTTGTCTTGTTGGCACGAAGCATCTCCAACAGGGTGAGCGTCTTGCCCGAGTGTGAGTAGCCAATGAGCAGTGTCATCTCGCCGGGGGCGATGCCTCGCATCTGATTGTCGAGTGCGCCAAAGCCGGTGTAGATGCGCTCATGCGGTGACTGCGCCCAGCGCACAAACTCGTGCGCCGCTTCGTCCAGTGGACGGTAGTAGTGGTGATGCTTCTGTTCCAAAGGAGCAGAGGGGAGAGGCTCTTCGCCCCTCCCCAACGCAGCCCACCGAGACGCTAGGTCTTCGGCTTGAACAGTCATCAGGCTCCCTTGGGAGGCCAGAAGGCAGCAGGTTCAGCACCCTCGGGGGCATCGGCCTGCTTGAACCACGGACGCTTGGTTCCAATGGCGGTGTCACGGTTGTCCCACACTCGGGACACGCCAGCCTTGGCGCACGCCGACAGCAACCACTTCGGCAGGTCGCCGTGTTGCTTGCCGGCAACGGTGAGGTCGCCCCCACTCGTCGAGGTGGTAGTCACCGTGAACTGCGGGCGGGGAGCGGAGGTCACCTCTGTCGTTCCGGGGAACGCAGACTTGACCATCTCGACGCCGTTAGCCGTCTGGAGTTTGTCGTTCACAAAGTTGAACGCCACTTCCCAGTCGGCAAGCGTTGCTTCCATATTATCTGACTTGACACACAGTTGAGCCGCAACCTTCGCGGCTACCTGCATGACGATTGACTGGTCCTTGCTAATCATGATTCGCCTCCTGGCGTGATGTCATTGGGTGACAGTTTACTACCCTTGCAGATTGACCACCACGGGCACCAAGTATCGGAGCACAGATAGTGCGTGTCGTTCTTGGCCCATGATGTGTCAGTACCGACCAAGAGTGATGTCCGCACAAGCGGACGAACAATCTCTCGTAGCCAGTCGGTGTGGCTTTCGTTGCGGTGGACGGGCAACACTTGCGCCCGACCGCTACGAACCAATACGCCATAGTTGAACTGGACTGGGTACTCCAGCCAGCCCAAAGCGACAGCGGCTGATGCGTACATCGTGGGCTGAATCGCTTGTGACTGCTTCTCTTTGGCGCTGTACTTGCGGCCTGCTGTCTTCCAATCCCACAGGCCAGTAGTTGTGACGAGGTCGATGGTGCCAGCACCAACGACAGTGATGCGACCGAGGCGTTCGTCCATGAACTCATCGAGCACGAACTCGAACTCCTTCTCAACGGCCACCACATCACCCGTCAGTGGTTCGATGGCTCGTTGCCACTCGGCCATCAGTTCGATGATGTGGTCATGGAGTTGCTCGTCGCTGTACTTGGTGCGCATGAATGGTTCGGCCAACA